TATCACCATCATTCAAGGTACCGATATTAGCCAAAACGTCAGGTTAGATTATAGCAATACTGCTATCACCATCATTCAAGGTACCGATATTAGCCAAAACGTCAGGTTAGATTATAGCAATACCGCTATTACTATTATTCAAGGTGTGGATGCAACACAAAACACCAATATTTCCAATAAAGTTAATTTAACCGGTTCACTAAATCAAACAGTTTCTGGTAATGTATATGTTGACGGTTTTATTGTCGCAAGCACAAGTTCTTCATTTGGTGTAACCCTAGGTGTTAATCCTACGGATTCTGCAGCACAAATACTCGCCGGTACTGGTACTTCACCAATGCAGTTTTCTGCATCAAGTTTTAGAAATTATGTGGGCGGTTTTACAAGGTCTTATTTGGATTCTAATGCTCTTACATTAGGTTTACAAAGTCTTCCAATGGATAGTTCTACTGCCAATACAAATGGTGGTTTATTAGTATATGGTGGTGCCGGTATTACAGGTAACGTATACACTGGTGGTGTGATTAGTCCAGGAAAAGGATTAGTCTACTTACCTTTAGCATATCCTGGTGCACAAACAGCAATCACACTAGATTTTGCAAATAATTCATTAGTTAGAGCTAACGCCTCCAGTAGTGTGGCAGCATCTTTCTCTAATTTAACGGCTGGTAAAACTATAAATTTGTGGATTACAAACACTTCAGGAGGAACTATAGTATTCACACACGGTTGCTCATCACTATATTCAACAGTTGGTGCAACGACATATACAATACCTGCAACATCTAGTATTTGTGCTAGTTATGTTTCTTTTGGTACAGATGTTGCCAATACTTTTGTAGCTATCACAAAATAACAATAAAACAATAATAGGATTATATAATGGCAATCCAAACCGCTAATTCATCTTTACTGTTATCTGGTAGTAAGGTATACGAAGTTTTTCAGTATTATTATTCTCCTTCAGCCGCAGCATATCAAGCTTCAGCTACAATCAATAATAATTTATATGCCTTTATTGGAAGAACTGTTCCTTGGGACGATTATCAAAATCCTCCAGTACCAACACAAGACCAATATTCACTTAAAAAAGTTTTTAAAAATATTATTGCAGCAAAAAAAATAATAACATCTGATGTTTCACCTGTTATTCCGAGGAGAGATTGGACTTCAGGTGTTGTGTATGATTATTATGATGACCGTGTGGATATGTTCACCGTAGACTCACAAAATCTCATATCGAAAAATTTCTATGTTAGAAATAAATTTGACCAAATTTTTAAATGCCTATGGAATAACAATGGTGTACCCTCTACGGCCGAGCCACAGTTTTTGCCTGGAACATTCGACTCAACGTTCTTAATTCAAACAAATGATGGATACAAATGGAAATTCATGTATGCTATCAATGGCGGTGTTAAACAGAAATTTTTGGATGAAAACTGGATACCTTGTCTCGTCGGCACGAGCTTGCCGAGTCCTGCCGCTTCAGATGCAGGTGCAGGATCAATCGATGTGATAAATGTAACAACCATAGGCAAAGGTTATGAGCCTACTGGAGTAACAATTAATATTGTTGGAGATGGAACCGGAGCATCCGCATCGGCTGTAGTTAATGCAGCAGGATATCTAACTGATGTAACAATGATTAACACGGGTACAAATTATACATATGCCGATGTTACAATTAATGTTGATAGTGGATTCAATACTCCAAACGTTGCAGCGGTTGCATTTGCACCTGTTTCACCTCCTGGTGGCCATTCAATTGATCCAATTTCGGAACTGGGTTGTAATAATGTAATGTTATCTTTAGATTTCACGGGTGATGAGGGCGGTACTATTCCAACAGATTTAGTTTATTACCAATTAGGTTTAATATTAAATCCACAATCAACTAGTGAACTGCCAAATTTAGCAAGCGCTGACAGATATGATGTAACATCACAATTATTTGTTTCTCCTGGTAGTGGTTCTTTTGTGGCGGGTCAAACAGTATACCAGGGGTCTAGTGTATCAACAGCAACATTTACCGCAACTGTTGCTAGTTTTAATGCTTCAACCAATGTATTGAATGTCATAAATACTCAAGGTATAATTATTAATAATCAACCACTATTTCAAGATGCGTCTGGAGCAATAAACTCTGCAGTTCGAACTGTTTTAAGTCACAATGAACCGGATTTTATTGTAATGTCTGGATATATGACCTACATAGAAAATAGAACAGCAATATCGAGAAGTCCTGATGGCACGGAACAATTCCGTGTTGTACTTAGATTTTAATTTGGAAAGAAAAAATGACAACCAATTTCACTGGCGATTTTAATGTAGATCCGTACTATGATGATTTTGATTCAGCAAAAAATTATCATAGAATTCTGTTTAAGCCTGGGTATGCTGTTCAGGCCAGAGAATTAACGCAATCTCAGACAATCCTACAGAATCAAATTACTAGTTTTGCTGATGCAATTTTCACACAAAATACACCCGTATCTGGTGGCAAAGTAACAGTAAATCAAAATGTATATTATTTGAAATTGAATTCTATAGTTGGTGGTTCAACAGTCTTAGCATCAACTTTTAGTAATGGTACTATTACCAACTCAGACTCTAGTGTTGTTGCTAAAGTATTGAAGACTGTTGAAGGTACTACAACTGCTTCTGGTGCTGCCGGAGATGCTCCAACATTGATTGTGTCTTATATCACTGGTTCAAAATTTGGTTCTGGTGACACAATTTACCTACAAAGTTCCGGTTACAGTACAACAATTATTACTTCAACCTCAACAAACATAGCAACAGGTTTAAGTTCTATTGCTTCCATCTCTAGTGGAGTATTTTATGTTAAAGGCAACTTTGTTGCTGTCTCTGAAAATACAATTGTTTTAGAAAAATATAGTTCAACACCATCAATTAGAGTTGGTTTAAATGCAAGTGAGACTTTGGTTAGTTATATAGACGACACTTCTTTGTTGGATCCTGCAATAACTGCTTCCAACTATCAAGCTCCTGGTGCTGATAGATATGCAATTTCATTAACATTAGAAACTAGAACACTTGATTTAGGAAATGATAGTTCATTTATTGAGTTGGTTCGTTTGCAAAATGGTGATATTCTAAAACAAGTTGATGGTACAGTATATTCTATTATTGATGATTACTTGGCTAAACGTACAAACGATACAAACGGTGATTTTATCGTCAAAGACTATACACTAACACCAAAAGCAAATACAACAAATTCAGCAAAATACGATTTGGGTATTTCTAAAGGTATTTCTTATGTTCGTGGATATAGATTAGAAACACAGAGTGATGTTACTCTAACTAATGACCGTGCAAGAACAACATATACAGCAAATAATAATCCAACTTATATTGATTATGGAAATTATTTCTATGTTAATACCGCTAATGGAGTTTTTGATGTAAGTACACTACCACAGGTAGATTTTCACACTGTCATAGCATCAAACGTATCAACAACAAATACAACCACGTATAGTTCGACTTTGGCTGCAACTGGTTATATCAGAAATATGATATACTCTAGCGCTTCAAATACTGCAGCTGCAAATACATACACTTATAAAGCCTATGTATTCGGTTTACAAAATCAAACATTGTCAGCAAACGTTGCTGCAGCTTCTGCCAACAACAATTATATCACATTACCACACACAGCACAGTTCTCTGCTAATGCTAATGCTTATTATCATGTAACAGTCAGTATTGATAAAGGAACATCTGCCGGAGACTTTAGAGTAATTTCATCTTATGCACCAAGTAATGCCACTAAAATAGCTTTTGTTGATAAGCCATTTACAGTTGCACCAGATACCACATCAGTATTTACCTTACGTTTTGATGTTACTGATTATGAAACGATAATTAAGTCTACATCTGGTACACCATATTCAATCACGGCGAATGCTGCAATTGCCGATAGTAGCAAAGTATCTAATAATCCATTAGGTGATACAGTTTTACAAAACGTAAGCAATCCAGAGTTACTATTTAACTTAGGTAATCGTTACGTGAGTTCTGTTGTTGATACCTCTTATAGTACAGTTCAAGTATTCAGAAACGTATCATTTGGTGTTTCTGGTGGTAACATTGTTGGAACATTAACTTTTGGTAGTGCACCAGTTGCAACAATTTCTTTTCCAATTACAACCGATACAACTATTGGTTCAACCATCTCAGCTGATAATATTTTACAAAACTTCCGGGTTATTGTGACTGACCCATTATCAAGTGGATTAATCGCAGGACAAAACTTGGTATGGACAACAGGAAGCAGACGGGTAGAAATGTCTGGTTCAGGTTCAACGGCCAAATTCATAACACCAACTACTGATTTGGGAGCATTCACAGCGACTGTTATTGCTAAAGCTTCTATCAGAAATGGTAATGACACCAGTTATGTACTAAAAGCTAAAAACTTAAAAACAACAGATAATGCAGCTGTTCATCTGACAGGCACTTCGGTTGCAATCTACACAAAAGTTGATTTGACATATGGACAAGTATATGTGCAGAATGCCGGCTTAGTTACAGCAGGTCAACCACAAAAATTATACATCACAGACGTTAAACGTATTGTAAAAATTATTGATACTAAATCAGCAGCAACGGCTGCAACCAATGCAATGTTGACAGATTCTTCTTATGATGTGACAAGTAGATTCACATTTGATAATGGCCAAAGAGATTCTTATTATGATTTCGCAACAGTTACTTTGAAAATTGGCCAAACTCCAATACAGGGTAATATGTTGGTATTATTGGACTACTATGAGACAACTGGTGGTGATGGTTATTATAGTGTACTATCATATTTGACTCCAATTTCTTCTTCTCCAGAAAATTATGCTGCTATACCAAGTTATACTGCTACATCAGGAACAGTTTATCAGTTAAGAGATGTTGTAGATTTTAGACCTGCATTGACAAATGCACAAGCAAACTTTACTATCAGAACTAGTGGTTCAGGTTCTAATGCTGCCGGTGCATATATGCCTGTTGATTTATCCTCCTTCACTTCTGATTATTCATATTATTTTGGTCGATATGATAAGTTGGTGTTCAGTAAAGATAGAGCGTTTAGTATTATACAGGGAACTCCTTCAGATAATCCTTTATTACCAACTGAACCAGATGGTGCTTTACTTATTGCCAATCTATATCATGATCCATACACCGCTTATATTCCAAGTGAAGTAACAACAGGTAATTTACCAAATCTTTCACTTGAGAAGGTAAAACACAAGCGCTGGATGATGAGCGACATTTCTAATTTAGAAAATCGTGTCAATAACCTGGAATATTATACAGCATTGAATATATTAGAAAAAGATGCTGCATCATTACAAATTCCAGATACTAACGGTTTAAATCGTTTCAAAAACGGTATTCTAGTTGATGATTTCTCTGGATATTCCACATCCGACACCTCGAATATCGATTATTTGGTTACTATTAATCGTAGAACCAAACAGATGACGGCATCACAGAATGTGTCTAATTTCCCATTACAATCACTATCATTAGTGTATAATATGGGTCAAATTGATTCTACAACAGCCAATAATTTGAACTATAAGATTTCTAAATCTGGTTCTTCAAACTTCTATACACTGCCATATTCAACATCAAATGTTGTAACTCAACCAATTGCTTCACGCACTGTTAATTTAAATCCTTTTGGTGTTGTATTAAATGAAGGTGTAGTATCTTTAAGTCCTCCAATGGACAACTGGGTTGACACAACTAAATCACCAGATTTATTAATAGTCGATCCAAACTTGCAAATATATCGTGCCAGTGATACAGTCAACGTATTGTCCGTTGGTGACTGGAAAACTACTGTTGCAACGACTTCTGTATCAACAATTGCAGCTGGTAGAAACTGGTATACCAATCAAGTAACCAATTACACACAACAACAACAAAATACAATCTTAGGTAACTACGATAAGTTAAATTCTAGTTATATCGAAACTGGTGGATACATCCAAGACGTTTCTGTACTTCCATACATACGCAGTCAATTTGTATTCTTTAACTCTTATGGTATGCTTGTCAATACATCTGTGAATACTTATTTTGATGCAACAAATGTTAGTAAGTATATTCGTAAACCAAACGTATTAGAATTAACTGGTGTAACAGGTAGTTTTAAAGATGGTGACATTATTGGTTACTATTCTAGTGGAAACTTTACACCAATTGCAAAAGTTCTTTCTTACTATGTTAATCCTTCAGCAAATACAACTGCTCGGTTATATGTGATTGGTGATATTGTCAATACGAATTTTAACGGTGGTGCAACAATTCAGAATGCACAATTCAACACTTCAGGTCAATATCAAACAACGACAGCAAGTGGAGTAATTAGTTCTTACACACATTTCTCCGGAACAATTCAAACTTATGGTTCATCTACCTCAATTACATTGGCACCAATATCCGCCAACACAGATATTTACAGCGGTAATACATTATATGTAATTAATGGAACAGGAGTTGGTCAATCAGCAGTAATATCATCATATAATACCACAACAAAAGTGGCAACGTTGGCTACCTCTGTTACTGCATCTGCGGGAGATATCTACTCCATCGGTTCATTAAAGACAAATGAGGTTGGTATGCTATCTGGAGTGTTTGCTATTCCAGGTGCAACATTCCATACAGGTGAAAGAAGTTTTAGAATTGACAATCGAATTGCAAACAATTTAGATTCAGCAACAACTTATTCACAAGCAACATTTTATGCTTCTGGACTACAAGCAACCAAACAAGGTTTAAATTACGCAGCGTCAATAGATTCAGCAAAAAATACTTTTGTGTCTACGGCAACAAAAGATAATACAAGCAGTTATACATACACTGTTCGTTGGGATCCAGTTGCTCAAACATTTATTGTCGATAAAGAAAATTATCCTAATGGTGTTTTTATTGATTCTGTCAAATTATTCTTTAAAACAAAACCATCAACAGGTTACGCACCAGTAACAGTATCAATTGTTGGAACATCTAATGGTTATCCAAATGGCGACACATTGGACAACTCACAAGTAACATTAACATTGGAATATATTAAAACAAGTGATAATCCACATTATTTGGATGACACTACTGCAACAATATTTAAATTCCCTGCTCCTGTTTATTTGGAATCCAACAAGTTATATTCAATGATTGTAAAATGTCCGACTTCTAATGAATATACAATTTATACAGCGCAATTGGGTGATAGTGCTATTGCTTCTTCGACAAAGAATTTACCTAGTGATGCAATACCATCAACAATAACAAAAATCAATTCTGCTCCGTATGTTGGTGCATTGTTTGCTTCACAAAATTTACAAACATGGACAGCAGACCAAAACGAATCTATGATGTTTGTCATAAATCGTTGTGTGTTCTCGACAGCCGTAAATCCAACGTTACAATTTGTTGTACCAAATAGACTTCCATATAGAAAAGTTGTTGAAAATGATATCAGTTACTATCTGAATCCAAATACAACGTCAAGTAAGATTGTAACTTCTGCCAATACTAATGTTCCAATTCATGCATTGAACATAACAACAACAGATTTCTTACCTGGAAGTACATCATTAAATTATTCATATGCAGCAACAATTAATTCCACATTCACGACAGCAGCAACAGCAGGAGTGAATCCAGGAAAATATGGTACACCAACATATGATGATATTTACCTGAATGATGGTTACGGTCAACGTGTACTTGTTGCTGACTCAAACACATCATTTACATTGTATGCTAATATGAGCACATTAGACGATGCCGTGTCTCCAATCAT